CGACCAGGACACCACCGACTGGAAGTCGGAGGCCCGCAAGTGGGAGCAGCGGGCGAAGGCCAACGCGTCCGCCGCCGACGAGCTCACGAAGCTCAAGGAGGCGGAGAAGACGGAGCTGCAGCGGCTCCAGGAGCGCGCCGAGCAGGCCGAGTCCCGGCTCGCGCAGTCCGAGGTGCAGAACATGCACGCCCGTCTGGCCGCCGAGTTCGGCATTCCGGTCGAGGCGATCCACGGCGACGACGAGGACACCGCACGGCAGTCCGCGCAGAAGGTCGTCGAGTGGGCGTCGTCCACGTTCCAGCCCAAGAAGCGGACCCCCTCGAGGGGTCTGCAGTCCGGTGCGTCCCCGTCCGACCGTCTGTCGGGCAAGGAACGCGCCGCCCAGGCCCTCCGCCAGATGCGGACGGGCTGATTCTCGACTTCCCACCAGGAACAGACCTCGGTGGGAGCAACATGAAAGGAGTTGGCCACCATGGCTGACATCTCCCGTGCCGAGGTCGCGTCCCTCATCGCTGAGGAGTACGCGAACACCCTCCTGTCCTCGGCTGCCGCCTCGTCCACCGCACTGTCGGCGTTCCCGACGGTGTCGATGGGCACCAAGACGACCCACATGCCGGTCCTGGCGACCCTGCCGGAGGCCGACTGGGTGTCGGAGACCGAGGCGAAGCCGACCTCCCAGGTGACCTGGGAGAACAAGACCCTCGTCGCCGAGGAGATCGCGGTGATCCTGCCGGTGCACGAGAACGTCCTCGACGACGCTTCGGTGTCGATCCTCGACGAGCTCGCCGCCCTCGGTGGTTCCGCGATCGGCAAGAAGCTCGACCAGGCCGTCCTGTTCGGTACCGACAAGCCCGCTTCGTGGACGTCGGCGGCGCTGGTGCCGGCCGCCACCGCTGCCGGGAACACGGTCGCCAACGTCGACGGCGCCGCGAACGCCTCCGACCTGTACGGTGCCGTCACCAAGGTCGCCGGCCAGGTCGCCTCCGACGGGTTCATTCCGTCGAGCCTGCTCACCTCGCTCGCGCTGCGCTACAAGATGGCGAACATCCGCAACGCGGACGGCAACCTCGCCTTCCAGGGCGAGTCGTTCGGCGGGTTCACCACCCACTTCAACGCGAACGGCGCGTGGGACGCGACCGCCGCTGAGGCGATCGTCGTGGACCCGTCGCGGGTGCGGATCGGTGTCCGCCAGGACATCACCGTGAAGTTCCTCGACCAGGCCACCGTCGGCGCCATCAACCTCGCCGAGCGCGACATGGTGGCGCTGCGCATTAAGGCCCGCTACGCCTACGTTCTCGGCAACAGCGCCACCGCCCTGGCCGCCACGGGCAGCCCGGTCGGCGTCGTCACGCCGGACGTCACCCCGTGATGAAGTTCCGGCACGAGCGGACGGGGGCGGTGATCCCCGTGAAGAAGGGCACGAGCCTTCACAAGCAGGTCACCGAACTCGACGCGTGGACGGAGGTGAAGCCCAGTGGCTCTGGTGGGCGCAGCGGACGTGGAAAGCCTTCTCGGAAGGGAACTGACGGAGGCGGAGACGAGCCGGTTTCCGGTGCTTCTGACGCAGGCTAAGGCCCTCATCGAGGGCTACACGCGGCGCACGTTCACCGACCCTTACCCGGATGTGGTGAAGGCGGTGGCGGCGCAGATCATCGCCAACGTGCTGGCGGCACCGAAGGAGTCCGCGATGGTGGAGTCCTCGCAGGTGTCGGCTGGCCCGTTCTCGGTGAATCACCGCTACTCGGCCGATTCCACGTCAGGTTCGGCGTGGCTGACGGTGCAGCTGAAGACAATGCTGTCGGGATTCCGGTCCTCGATGGTGTCGGTTCCGCTGCAGTCGGAACGCTCGCCGTGACTGTCTTCACGCTGACTCAGGAGGTCACCAGGCTGCGGTCTGGTGGCGTGGTGACTGATCCGTTCGGCAACGAAGTGCCAGGACCGCCGAGTGAGGATCAGGTCATGGTGTTCGCGTGGTGGGTCGGTTCGTCTGGTGAGCCGTACCCGTCTGGGCATGTGGAGCGTGTCGAGTCCGATGCGTCTCTGATTGCCGCGCCTGGGGATTTCGTGCAGTCGGACCGGGTGATCCTGCCTGGTGTCGGCGTGTTCGAGGTCGAGGGGCGGCCGGCGAACTTCGACAACAACCCGTGGTGGTCTCCCGGTGTGGAGACTGTCGCGCTCCGAATGGTGGAGGGTTGATATGCGTATCGACTGGCTCGGTAACAGGGGGTTCCGTGAGCTCCGCACGTCGGCTGGGGCGCACGCCCTGGTGGAGGCGGAGGCCGAGAAGGTGTTGGCTCGTGCCCAGTCGGGTGCGGGCCGGTCCCGGTTCGGCATGAAGTCCACGTCGGGTCACACTCGTGCTGGCGCGATTGTGTACACGGAGAACCCTGCAGCGATGGTCCGTAACGCGAAGCACAACACACTCGTCCGGGCACTTTACGGTGGGTGAGCTTCTGGTGGCCCCGTCTGCGCTCCTGGTGGCGGTGACGGTGCTACGTGAAGGGTTGGCGGTACACGATCCGCAGCCGGTGTCGACCAGGGTTCCAGCGCAACGCAAACCCCGGTTCGTCACTGTCACCAGGGCGGGCGGTTCGATGCCTAACCGGTTCACTGAGTCGATCGTTCTGATCGTGCAGGCGTGGGACGAGGACAAGGTTCTCGGTGAATCGCGTGCGGAACAGACCGCGAACTTGTGCGCAGGACTGCTGCGTGCATCGTCAGGCACCCGCGTCGCGGGAGCGAAGATCCGACATTGGGAACCGAACGCGCTGCCGTCGTGGTTCCCAGACGATTCCGGGATTCCCCGGTTTCAGTTCACAGGCGAACTTCGTCTGGCGTTGAACATGCAGTAACAGCACGACCTTCTCTCGAGCAGGCCCGGTCCACGCGATGCCTGAGAGGGGCACAATCATGGCGAACAACAGCGCCAACATCACGTCCACGAACCCGGCTGACGGTGGCGAGTTCTACCGGGCACCGCTCGGGTCGACTCTTCCGACCGGTGCGATCGCCGATCTCGATGCGGCGTTCAAGGGTCTCGGGTTCACCGGCGAGGACGGTTTCGTCGTCTCGCAGGCCCGGTCGACCGAGGACAAGCGAGCGTACGGCGGCGATGTCGTCTACAGCCTGCAGACCGAGTACGGCGTGTCCGTGAAGGTGACGGTGTACGAGTCGCAGAACGCCGAGGTGCTCAAGACCGTGTTCGGTAACGACAACGTCACCGTCGCCGGTGGCAACACCACGGTCAAGTACAACAAGAAGCGCCTCCCCCGTTCGGTGTTCGTCGCCGATCACGTCACGGATCAGGGTCTGCTCCGGCAGGTCATCCCGGTCGGTCAGGTGACCGAGGTCGGTGACATCACTCTGGTGCACACGGACATCCTCATGTACCAGCTCACGATCACCGCCTACCCGGACGCGAACGGTGACTACATGCTCGAGTACCGCGCCGTGGACGAGCCGGTCGGTCCCTGATGATCTCGCCCCGGTGGTGGTGATTGTTCACCCCTTGGACCGGGCCTGCCCATCACCGGGGCGGGCCACTTGAGCACACACGCTTAGGCCCGGTTCACACCAAGTCTTCCCAACGAAAGGTCCGGTCCAATGACTGATTTCTTCCTCCGCGTCGAGCGCCCGGAGCACCGCCACACCTGGCGGTTCTTCGACTCCGACGCCGAAGGCCAGGACGCCACCGTCACCGTGTCCATCCCGAAGCGGGAGTGGATGCCGGCGGACACGTTCGACAAGACCGACAAGTTCGTCGAGAACAACAAGGACTCGTCGATCAACGACCTGATGCTGTACATCATCTCCCTGTTCGACGCCGAGGGCCACAAGTGGCTCAAGGCCAACAAGGGCAAGATCCCCGTCAATGCTCTCGGTGTCATGTGGACCGAGTTCCAGGGTGCCGAGGGGATGAGCCAGGGGGAATAGGGGCCCTCCTCGGGTTCATCAGGCAGTACGGATTCGAGGAGGCGCTGCGCGCCGACCTGATGCGTGACGGATTGTCTCTGGACGATCTGGGGCGCCAGTTCTCTTGGTCCGATCTTCGGGCCTACATCAAACATTCCAGGCCGGATTCTGCGCTCGCGTTCGTCAACGAGAATCCGCCGGTCGATCCGGCGACGGTGCCGACGAAGGGCACGTTGACGTCGATCAGGGAGCGGCGGGCCGCGAAGGTCGCCGAACTGCAGGGCGCCGCCACTGAGGTTGTTTCGCATAACCGCCGCGACCGGAAACGGGCGGCATCATCGTAGGGGGTTTTCGTGGCTGAACTGGCTCATGCCTATGTGTCCATCAGGGCCTCCACTGGCGGGATGCAGGGGGACGTCCGCAAGGCGCTGACTGGCATCGAGTCGCAAGCTGGCAAGACCGGCCAGAACATGGGCCAGAAGCTGTCGGCGGGGATCGGGTCGGCGCTCAAGAAGACTGCTGTCGGTGTTGGCGTCGCTGGTGGCGCGGCCCTTGCTGCCGGCATCGGGCGCGGAATCGGTCGCCTCACCGCGATCGAGGGCGCGGAGGCCAAGCTTCG